CCGTTCTGATTGGAATGATTAGATGCCAATAATTACTAGTTATATCACTCAAGACGACGGCACAACAACAGTTGTCATCTCGGGTGTTGAATTAGGCAATAAAGAAACATTACTACTTGATAACGGATTTGATGTGGAAGTAGATGTAAACGTTATAGATCCGTTTCAAATTACTGGACAACAACGTAAATTGATATTCGCATTGTGTAACGATATAGAAGCTCATACAGGACAGCCTCGAGATTATATGAGACAAATGTTCCAAGATTATGTGAAGTTTCTGTATGGCTATGAAGAACGCATATCTTTATCAAATTGTTCTCGAACTATAGCTAAGCAAATTATAGAAGCGATGTTTGAGTGGATTTTTACAAATGCGATTCCATTAAATTATAAAACAAGCAAATTGATGAAAGAAGATAAAAATTATCTTTATTGGGCAACTGTTACGCGTCATTGCATTATATGCGGAAAGCCTCACGCTGACCTAGCGCATTATGAAGCAGTCGGCAGAGGCATGAACAGAAATAAGATGAATCACTATGACAAACATGTATTAGCGTTATGTCGCGAACATCATAACCAGCAACACGCGATGGGCGTTAAGTCATTTGATGATAAATATCAATTGCATGACTCGTGGATAAAAGTTGATGAGAGGCTCAACGAAATGCTGAAAGGAGAAAACAATGGGAGAAGTATCGTGGATAAAACTTAAAGTTGGCATGTTTGATGACAGCAAAATCAAATATATCGAAGCTTTACCCGAAAGAGATACGATCATAACCATTTGGGTTAAGTTGCTAACTTTATCAGGAAAGTACAACGAACAAGGTTACATTATGCTATCTGAAAATTTGCCGTACAACGAAGAAATGTTAGCAAATGAGTTTAGCCGACCTATCAACTCAATAAGGTTAGCAATTCAAACTTTTGAGACATTGGGCATGATTGAAAAAGTTAATGGTGTCATAAAAGTGACAAACTGGGAAAAGCACCAAAACATTGAAGGACTCGAGAAAATCAGGGCGCAGAACAGATTGAGGAAACAAAAGCAACGAGAAAACAACAGAAAATTGTTGAATGGTCACGTGACGTCACGTGACAGTCACGCAACAGAAGAAGATAAAGAATTAGATAAAGAATTAGAAAGAGATAAAGAAAAAGATATAGATAAGAATTTAAGTTCAAATAATAGCGCAACTGACGTTACGCATGAGCAATTTGAGGAATGGTGGAAACTTTACAACAAGAAAAAAGATAAGAAGATGTCTTTCGCTAAATTCAAATCATGCTTAAAGAAACATACTTTTGAGCAAATCATGCAAGGTACTCGAGAATATTTAAAAACTATTACAGACAAACAATATCAAAAGTACCCTAAAACGTTTTTAACTAACGAAAGCTATATGAATGATTATAGCGAAGAGATTAAAGAAACTGGCATAGATCAATTGGAACGTATGAAGTACGACGAAAGTTATTGGGACTAGGAGGATCTTATGAAACCGTTATTCAACGAAAAAATAAACGAAAGTTTAAAAAAGTATCAACCAATCGAAGTAATACTAAGACAGAATTGCGATAAATGTGGGCGTCAATACGACTTATATAAGTTTGAAAATGGATATGAATACAAAGACGGTTGCGAATGCGAAATTCAAAGATTGGCTTATGAAGAATACAAAAGGAATAAACAAAAGAAACTTGATTATATTTTCAATCAATCAAATGTTAATCCGTCATTAAGAGATGCAACAGTCAACAACTATAAGCCACAAAATGAAAAACAAGTACAAGCTAAACAAACAGCAATAGAGTACGTACAAGGCTTCTCTACAAAAGAACCAAAATCATTAATATTGCAAGGTTCATATGGAACTGGTAAAAGCCACCTAGCATACGCTATAGCAAAAGCAGTCAAAGCTAAAGGGCATACAGTTGCTTTTATGCATATACCAATGTTGATGGATCGTATCAAAGCGACATACAACAAAAATGCAGTTGAAACTACAGACGAGCTAGTCAGATTGCTAAGTGATATTGATTTACTTGTACTAGATGATATGGGTGTAGAAAACACAGAACACACTTTAAATAAACTTTTTAGCATTGTTGATAACAGAGTAGGTAAAAACAACATCTTTACAACTAACTTTAGTGATAAAGAACTAAATCAAAATATGAACTGGCAACGTATCAATTCAAGAATGAAACACAATGCAAGAAAAGTAAGAGTAATCGGAGACGATTTCAGGGAGCGAGATGCATGGTAATAACAAAACAAAATATAAAAGAAATATTACATTGTAGAGATGTATATGCTCAAAAGATGATTGATTTTGCAAACGGAGACCAAGAGAAACTTAAAAAACTTATTGATGATAAGTTGAAAGAAAAAGAAGAAAGATCCGCTATCGTCGAATATTAAGGAGTGTTAAAAATGCCGAAAGAAAAATATTACTTATACCGAGAAGATGGCACGGAAGATATTAAGGTCATCAAGTATAAAGACAACGTAAATGAAGTTTATTCGCTCACAGGAGCCCATTTCAGCGACGAAAAGAAAATCATGACTGATAGTGACCTAAAACGATTCAAAGGCGCTCACGGACTTCTATATGAGCAAGAGCTAGGTTTACAAGCAACGATATTTGATATTTAGAGGTGGACGATGAGTAAATACAACGCTAAGAAAGTTGAGTACAAAGGAATTGTATTTGATAGCAAAGTAGAGTGTGAATATTACCAATATTTAGAAAGTAATATGAATGGCACTAACTATGATCGTATCGAAATACAACCGAAATTCGAACTACAACCTAAATTTGGGAAACAAAGACCGATTACGTATATAGCTGATTTCTCTTTGTGGAAGGATGGCAAACTGGTCGAAGTTTTAGATGTTAAAGGTAAGGCGACTGAAGTTGCCAACATCAAAGCGAAGATATTCAGATATCAGTATAGAGATGTGAATTTAACGTGGATATGTAAAGCACCTAAGTACACAGGCAAAACATGGATTACTTACGAGGAATTAATTAAAGCAAGACGAGAACGCAAAAGAGAAATGAAGTGATCTAATGCAACAACAAGCATATATAAACGCAACGATTGATATAAGAATACCTACAGAAGTTGAATATAAGCATTTTGGTGATGTGGATAACGAAAAAGATGCGCTGGCAGATTACTTATATAACAATCCTAACGAAATACTAGAGTATGACAATTTAAAAATTAGAAACGTAAATATAGAGGTGGAATAAATGGCAAGAATTACCAAAGAAACAAAAACTGTAAGCGACGGTTATTCAAGAGAAGACCGAGAAACGACATTGAACTATGATTACGAAAATCAAGAATGGATTGCTTACTCATCGGTACCGACACATATTACTAGAATGACAAAGTTGTACGGCGATGATGTAGAGGTATTGGAACGATTAGAATCTGGGACTGCGGTATTGGTTAGGGCGAAACTACCTAAAAGCGCAATAGGTTTTAGAAAATTAATGTCTGAAGAGCGACGACAAGAATTATCTGAGAGAGCAAAAAGAGCTTTTGGTCATTAGTGCTCGTGAATATAGGGCGAAAAACGACCAAAAAGACACACTAATACTTTTTAGGATAAATAACATCCAGAGAAAAAAACATGAGCTTTAAAAATTTTAACACAGGATAAATACAGAGGTGGAATAAATGAGTATCGTAAAGATTAACGGTAAACCATATAAATTTACCGAACATGAAAATGAATTGATAAAAAAGAATGGTTTAACTCCAGGAATGGTTGCAAAAAGAGTACGAGGTGGCTGGGCGTTGTTAGAAGCCTTACATGCACCTTATGGTATGCGCTTAGCTGAGTATAAAGAAATTGTGTTATCCAAAATCATGGAGCGAGAGAGCAAAGAGCGTGAAATGTCTAGGCAACGACGTAAAGAGGCTGAACTACGTAAGAAGAAGCCACATTTGTTTAATGTACCACAGAAACATTCACGTGATCCGTACTGGTTTGATACTACTTATAACCAAATGTTCAAGAAATGGAGTGAAGCATAATGAGCATAATCAGTAACAGAAAAGTAGATATGAATGAAACACAAGACAATGTTAAACAACCTGCGCATTACACATACGGCGACATTGAAATTATAGATTTCATCGAACAAGTTACGGCACAGTATCCACCACAATTAGCATTCGCAATAGGTAATGCAATTAAATACCTGTCTAGAGCACCGTTAAAGAATGGTCATGAGGATATGGCGAAAGCGAAGTTTTATGTCGATAGAGCATTTGATTTGTGGGAGGGGTAACGATGGCAACTAACACATTAGAACTATCATCAACGATTAACCAACGTTATAAGTATGACACAGCAGGCAAGACACCAACACAGATACAAAGTGAGTTGCGTAAGAAAGGTTTACAGGGCTTTGTGGTTAAGGTAGCAGGACGTAAGGTCACGATGAAAGTAATGGAACAACATATTGAAAGTAATAGGGGGTGTATGAGATGAGTTCAATGATAAATGACATTCTAGATATCAAAGACAGTTATCAAGCTCCTCAAAAAATAATGGATATGCTATATGGGGATATAGAAGAAAGAAACAAAACGTTTATGGAGTTTTTGAAAGCTTACAAAAATGACGTTAATTATGATTGGTTTCATGAATATTTCCAAGACGAACATGCTGATCGTAAAAAGCACAAACAAGATTTCACACCAAAATCAATAAGTAAACTACTTGTAGAATTAGTTAGTGATAAACAAGGTGATTATTATGAGCCTGCAGCAGGTACAGGTGGGATTGTCATTGAAAAATGGAACAACGATAGAATGCAACATTCACCATTTGATTATCTACCTAGCATGTACTTTTATACAGCGGAAGAATTAAGCGATAGAACCATACCATTTTTATTATTCAATATGATTATTAGAGGTATGAATGGTCTTGTTGTTCAATGTGATGTATTAACGCGTGAAGCATATGGAGCATGGTTTATTCAAAATGATAAAAACGACCATTTAGGATTTAGTAGTTTAAACAGATTACCTTATACAGAAGATATTGAAAAAGAACTTAATATTAAGTTTGTAGAGCATAGATACCCAAACATTAAACAAACACAAGCAGTACCAGAATGGTTGTTATCTAATTTAACTTTGGAAGAAGAAAAGCAACTAACTTTATTTTAAGGGAGACGTAAAGATGAAAATCAAAGTTGAAAAAGAAGTGAATTTACCTGAACTTATCCAATGGGCTTGGGATAACCCCAAGTTATCAGGAAATAAAAGATTCTATCCAAATAATCTTGAGTGCAACTGTTGTGTGATTTTTGATGTTGATAGCATCTTATGTAATGTGGCTGGATACGTATCAATTAACGATAAATTTACTATTCGAGAGGAGTATAAAAAATGAAAATCAAAACTAAAAAAACAATGACGCTATGTGAATTAATTAAATGGGCTTGGGAAAATCCTGAGCTAACAAATGATAAAAAATTTTTTCGAGAAACAGTTGTTACTCAGGTTCTGTTGAATTTTGTAGCGGTATAAACAGAACTATCGTAATCAATCATATAATGTTTGATGATGAATTCGAAGTCGAAGTTGAAGAAGAAATCACAGAAGAGACTAAGTTTGATAGGTTGTTTGAATTATTCGAGGTCTCAGAAGGAGAATATAGTCCTACATCAAATAGGAATACTAGTATAAACGAAAGTTTAAATGACGACAGATGTTTCCCTATCAAAGCATTCTATATCTTAAACGATGACCTAACTATGACGTTGATTTGGAAAGATGGGGAGTTGGTAGAATGATGCAAACCTATAAAGTAAGTCTTTGTATCAAGTTTTTTGCATCTAAATGCGATTACAAATTAAAAAAACATTATTTCGTGAAAAATACGAATGAGGAAAAAGCTACGAATATGGTATTAAAACTGATTCGTAAAAAGTTCCCGTTCGAAACTGCAAGCATAGAAGTTGAAAAAGTGGAGGCAATATAATGATACAACCAACAAGAGAAGAATTAATTAATTTCATGAAAAAACATGGAGCTGAAAATGTTGACTCTATCACTGATGAGCAAAGTGCAATAAGACACTTTAGAGCTCAATCAAAAGTTTTTAAAGACGAACGTGATGAGTACAAGAAGCAACGAGATGAGCTTATCGAGGATATAGCTAAGTTAAGAAAACGTAACGAAGAGCTGGAGAACATGTGGCGCACAGTCAAAAATGAATTGCTTGGAAGATACGAACATTACTGTTTTAAAATTAGAGAACTACACCCTGAGAGCAAAGCGAACAGGATAGGAGCTCTCTATATAGGAGGTAAAAGCACTGCAGATATTATGAGGAAGACACAAATGAATAACCGTGAACAAATTGAACAATCAATTATCAGTGCTAGTGCGTATAACGGCAATGACACAGAGGGATTACTAAAAGAGATTGAAGACGTGTATAAGAAAGCACAAGCGTTTGATGAAATACTTGATGGAATGACAAATGCTATTCAACATTCAGTTAAAGAAGGTATTGAACTTGATGAAGCAGTAGGGATTATGGCAGGTCAAGTTGTCTATAAATATGAGGAGGAACAGGAAAATGACTAACACATTAACAATTGATCAGTTACAAGAGTTATTACAAATACAAAAGAAGTTCGACGATAGAATACCGACTAGAAATTTAAATGACACAGTAGCTAGTATGATTATTGAATTTGCGGAGTGGGTTAACACACTTGAGTTTTTTAAAAATTGGAAGAAACAACCAGGTAAGCCA